GGAATTGGTTCGGGTTGCTTCGGAACTTTTTTGGATTTGGTAACCTTCGGAAGCGCCGGAGGCCCTGAATTATCCAGAATGAGGTCAGTGGAAGTCCAATGTAATTCGTGGTACTTCTCTAACGTTATCTCTTTTACTTCTGCTTTGAGGTTTAATGACGCCTCGAAATCCATCCAAGACTGTACTTTATAACCTTTAGATGGGAAAGAAAACTCTTTGTCTCCCATGGATACGGTGATTAGATAGTTACCATTTGCGGTATACTTGGTTGTCATAATTGGCCACGTTCTCGTCTTAACAGTTGTAATGCCTTATTATACACCCAAGAGTCACGGTGAGGCAAGTGAGCACCTGTGGCACCATCCCAGTCTTGGAAGTACTTGTCATAGAAACCCATGTTCAGGTGTTCTGGATGCTTCTTCTGTAATTCTTCCAGTTCAAATGCCCATGCCTGCCATTGGTGGTCAGAGACAATGTTATCATCCAGTTCATAGTAGATGCAGGAATGGATAAGCATCTGTGACCTACGTTGTTTGATTTTCTCGGCAATCGTCTGTACCGAATCTGTCACTGGTTCTTCAAAAAATGTATCGAGACTCATATTAATGTAAATTGCTTCTTATAATCATCAATGGCTGTTTCCAATTCGTCCACCTTACTCTTGACATATTCTTCTCTGAGTTTTATGGTGGCAATATGGGTTTTGATATCTTCAATGTCAGCACGGTCATAATATGTACCGATATAGAAACCTTTGATACTTGTCATTCCTCTGATGGCATCCAAGTTTCTCACATAGATGTAATCAGGGAATACCTCGTCATCAGCTGCGGTCTCTTTGAATGTTTTCCATTTCTTTTGTTTGTAGTAGGCAAATTGGTGCAGGTTGCCAGCCACAATAAAAATTCGTTCAGGTTTCACTTTTCTGTTTTGTTAGAAATTGTATATAAGAAACACAAGGCCAACAGGTAAGTCCACATCGACCAGTCTTTTTCCACAACCAACCAGGTCGCACCTGCAATTAAGGTCATGTCGTACAAGAGGATAAGAAACACATTGATTGGATTCATACTTCCTCCGGTGTCATAGAATTGTAATACCTGAACACTTTATAGAAGTGTGCGAACCTGACGGGTTCATGTTCTGGATCCGGTAAGTCGTCACCAAAATACTCCACCATCAGGTCATATATTTTCAAAGCTTCTTCATCACTCATAACTAAACCATTTCTTTTGGAGAGTTTCTAAAATCTCCATCACATCGTTCTCGTCCATAGTATTGTCTTGGTCTAGTCGGTCTTCCAGTTGGATGAATTCCCAAGAATCTTGTTCAACGTCAAACCAAGCATAGATGCAAACTTCCACCTTTGGTCGGTGTTGAATCATGCCACCAAAGGTGAACTGGAATACATCATGTGGTGGGAACACAAAATCTTCTTGACCACTATCTTTATGGATGAAGATGGCATAAGATTCCATGTTCTTATTGCCACCTTCTTCATAACGGCATTCACCGTCTTGTTCAATCTCCAGGTCACCATGGCCATCAAAGATAATCTTCACGGCAGGAATATCAGAGATATCTTCACCAATTTCAAGTTCGTCACGGTCAATCCATGCAGCCTCCATTAGGTTCTGCAAGATTTCACAATAACGTCCATAATCATAATCCATAATAAACCTTTAAGAGTAGTTTTTGTCGTAGATAGCAGATAGTGCAGAAACAACCATTTCAACGGTCATATAAGTTTCACCTGCCATTGCATCTTCAATTGGTGGTACATTCCAACGGCCACGTTCAACATCGTGCCAAACGGTGATACAAACTTCTTCGTCAGGTCGTTGGACAATCAATTCACCATAAGACACTTCTTCTGTTTCGTGTTCTGGGAAAACAAAGTGTCTCTTGGCTGAATCTTTGTGTACGAATAGTGCATAACATTCCAGATTCTTATTATCTGGTTCTCCAGTTTCTGGATCCAAACCATAACCATCAAAGACAATTTTCAGTCCAGGTAAAGGAGAAATGTTTACACCCATCTCCAAGTTATCGGGGTCATATACCCTGTGTTCAAGTATTGTTTTGACAATAATCGCATAACTAGAATAATCGTAATCCATTTTAATCCTCTTTAAATATCGTTGACCACTTTTTTAGTTTTTCTTTTTTTGCAATTCTGGCCGCATTGACATTACTATCAGAGATTATACACTTCTCCAACATAATGTCAACCATGGCCAACAGGTCTCCAACTTCTTCTTCTAAGTGTTGTTTATTATTAACACCGGTTGCCGGATGTTCCGACTCCCAACCAAATCGGAAGATTTTGGAAATTGCCTGTGTGACCTCTGCACATTCTTCCTGAGTAATACAGAGGACCTCTTTCAATTGCTTTTTATCCATTACTAATATGCTCATTCAATAATGTAGGTGCGGATTGATTACCACTCTGCACGAAGTCTTCAGCCAATTGTTCGGCATCATCTTCACGTTTCGCAGTAGTTCTTTGAATTGGTTTGTCGTTGATATACATTGCAACTTCCCAAACATCAAAGGTGCTATCCCATCCTCTACGTAATCTTGTCACAGTGGCCTTACGGTCACCATCCATATATTCTGAGTAGATTTCCATTTTTACTCCTAGGCAATCAATTTAATAAAACGATTCAACACGACACGACTATTGTGACGGCCACTGTTGAATTTTGTAAATGCTGAAACCAGTCCTCGGGAAGTAGCTCCCTCTTTCACTTCAAAAACTGCATCATCATCAGTATCTAGGCCATTTGACCGCAAGATATAATATTCGTTATAACCACTTTCTTCAACGACCGCAAAATTACTCTTACGGAATTCTTCTCTAATGGCATCATGTGATTTGGCTTTAGGGAACCAACCAGTGGCCTTGCGGTTAAAATCTCTGCCATTAATGACATAGAAACCAACCACATTTGAATGTGTACGTAAACGCAACAACTTCAACAGAGCGGTAGTCTGGTCGATGTACTTGTTACCGATAGTTCCATAACACTCTTGGTGTTTAGTCTTTGGGTCACGAACATACACAATATTTGCACGAATGTTGGTTCTACGCAATTCACCATAATTTGATGGTGATGCATACTCACGCATTGTTCTGCCTTCACCATCAGTCAAGAAGATTGTGTTGACAATTTGCAACTTGTTCTTCTTTTGAAATTCTGGAACAATCGTCATAGCATGTAGAATCGCCTCGTTCAGTGGTGTACCGGACAATGACATCCAATATGGAATAGCATGATAATCTACACGGCCATCGGGATGTGCGATACCAGAAATTCTACACAAAGCAGAAGCTGCATATGTGAACTCCAATGCAGTCATACGACTGGATAGGAGATTCAACAAACCATAACGTGAGAGAACCAAGTCATTTCGTTTGTATGAGGCATTAACCATTTTGTCTGTAACGGTGTCTTCCGCAAAAGCATACACTTCGTAAGGAATATTCACCTTCTTACAAAACATAACCAAGTTGAATAGTTGTTTCATTGTGTTGGACAAATGGTCAACCATGGAACCAGACCAATCAACAAACATAACCAGACCATGGGACTTGCCACCAGGAACAACCGAGATTTTCTTAAAGATATCTTCGTTGAATTTGTAAGAGAATATCTTTTTCATATCTAAGTCACCAGTTTTGGCCGTGGTTGCACGTTTCATCTGGTCAGCGTTCTTACGCATTTCAAATTCTTTAACCAAGTAGGACACAACCTTATTTGTTTCACTACGCAATGCAATGAATGCTTTGGTGCCTTGGTCGACATTGAAACCATCGTCTTTGTATTTCTTCCACAAATCTTTGTGGTCGAATGCTTGGTTTGCAGAAACTTCTGGTACATTCACATATGCATACTCAGCTGGATTCTTGTCAAACAACTGACGTTGGTTCTCATAGAAGGAATCGTCTGTGTGGGAACGAATTTCATCGGTCTGTTCAGCTTGTTTCTCAATATCTTTTTGTTGAGATTCACCATCACCAGATTCAGTTTTTTCTTCCTCTTGTTCCTGTTCTGATTCATCGGAACCTTGATTAGAAGGTTGGTCTTTTGGTTGTGCATCTTCTTCCAGTTCAGATTCTTCTTCAGTTGATTCTTCAGATTTCTTCTGACCATCAGTTTGTTCAGTATCACCTTCATCTGGCACATTTACTGTGATGGTTTGACGTTCTTCTTCCATCTGGTTCTTCATAAACTCGGTGATACGCTTAGTCAACACAATCACATCATCATAAGTTTCAGAATTCTCAATATCGTTCAACAAAGCACGTTCTTCATCATTGAAATTTACATTCAACAATGCACCAACCTTACAATGTAGGTTTACACGGTCGATAAAATTCAAGGTGTTGACATCCTCACCACTCAGGCCAAAGAAGTCACGGTCGAACAAGTCTTTGTATGCTTTAACAAAGGAGTTTTTGAGACCTGGATATTTGTACTTGATTTTTCGCTCAATGCGTGAATCTTCAACCACGTTGGCCACGGATGGACTCAACTTCAATTCTTTGATTTTATGCAAACCCTCTAAAGGTGTGTAAAGAGCATGACCAACTTCGTGGCCCATGAAAAGGTCGTACAGGAACGGAGACAAGTTCTTATCCAAGATAGGAATTGTCAAAATACGATTCTTAACGTCAAAGTAAGCAGTATCAACCGGACGTTGTTCAACAATTAAGTCTTCCGTAGCCATCAATTTGGCCAGAAGTGACTTGGATTCAAGTAAACTCATTATTCTTTCTCGGTAATATACAAAGATTTGCCAGTGCCTTCACCAACAACCGTCAATTTGAGCTCTGTGCCCTCTTTCCAACCTTTGAGCATGACTAATTCATCAGGAAATGTCAAAATTGCATCACCCGTGCCATCATCAGCATCTTCAAGGTCGCAAATCCACGACTTTCCGTAGTTTTCCAAGTCTTCCTGAAAGCGGCGTTCAACAACCATGCGTCTAACTGCTTGGTCCAACTCCGTAAAATCATATTTTTGCGACATTTTACTCTCCTAGAGCAGCGATTTGCGACAAATCACTCTTGTGTTTATTCTTACGACTGTATTTTACGACATTTTTGTGTTTAATAACAGGCTTGATTGGTGTTCGACACACCGGACGTTGTAGTTTTACAACAAAGGATAGTTTTTCTCTCATTTTTATCTTCTCATACTTGAAATATCTACAGCTTCCTGACTGTTAAACACAGGAACAGCGTTTGATTTGTGTAAAGTTGCGATTCCAAGCACTTTATCGCCAGTATATACTTTCGGTTCTGCTTTGGTTGCAGCAACGTTACCAGTATTTAATGACGGAATGTGCTTTGTCTCACGGCCGGCAGGTGCTGACAGTGAGTATACGAATTTTTGCGGAGAGGATTTGATGGTCTTAGTCGGCTTGTGCGAGTTTAACCATTGCTCATACTGCTCTCTGGACGACTTAGGTGCCAGTTTGCGTTTAGATTTCGGTGTGCGAGTATAAATCATCATAACAAATCTCCTGAATTGTTGTAATTATATCACAACCAGGAGACCTGTCAAGATGTGTGTTGTTTTATTGCAACACTACTTTTTTAATTAAAGGGTCTATTTCTTCTCTTTGACTGCTTTTGATAATCGTCATAGTATTCGTCATACTCACCGGATTTACGATTACCACGTTTCTCACTCTTTTTCTTCTTCCTTGGCTGGAAGTCTAAGCTATCTTCGTCACCGTAATATTCATCACGGTATTTACCAGAAAATTTTGACACTTTAATTTAACTCCTTACTTAATAGTCTCAAATTTGATGCCACGAATCTTCGATTCAGGCAGTTCTTTAATGTTGTCCGTATAGGACACATAAGTTATATTGGATTGTGGGTAGCACATCTTAATAAGTTTCAATAAATTGCAGGAAGTTCCATCCATGTCATTAAAGGTGAACACTTCATCAACAAAAGGCAATGATTCAATCATTTCCATTCTCTGTTCATATGTATAAGTTTGAACACCTCTATAAATTTCCATGAAAACATCGGAGTGAACACCAACTATGAGCCAATCACATTTTGATTTACAATTCTTTAATATTTGAAATTGGTTATATGTAATTGGGTCAAAGTCGCCGGTTACGACAGTGATGCTTTCTTTCTTGGTCATGGTAATAGTTGCGGAAATGCCTCTTTAACAAATTTATAGTCCAGACCTTTTACGTGTTGGTCTTTTTGGAAAATACCCAATAGAATCTCCGCTTCACGTGGTTCGATAGATTCCAACATTTGTGTTACAAGTTCGGTTCTGCGTCTAACTGACAGATTTGCTGCGGTTGGGTCTCCGATGCGGAACATATACAATCTACGTAATTGTGAATTCAGACTGTCGTGTGTAATTCCCGGTAACATGTCCGTAGGAACTTTATAACCCTCAGGCAACTCTTTAATCACCCATTGAAAGTCCGGATGATACGTTAGTTGCAAAACGTCAACCAAAGTTTTGGACAAATTACGTCCGATTACATCCATACGTTCTTTTTTGTTTGATGCTTGTTCAAACTCGTCAAACACTTCATAAAGTGGTTTTTCCATTAAAATTCCCCAATAACTTCCATTAAGTTCATCAATTTGTTTTCAATAAAGTAATTCAACAGCCGACCTTTAGGTGCAGGCTTTGTAGTGTCGTAGGTATTTATGATTTTGTCTTTAATATCACCAGGAATATGGCGCAAGTCAATCAACACTTGGTTGCGTGAGAAACCAACACGTGCATTTTCATCTTCCCATTCACCATACGGTTTATCCATCATCTTAGTCAGTTTGACTTGGCTGATTGTAGATTGTCGCATATCACGGACAAAACAATCTGATGGAGACAACACGTTTGGAATACCGTCACCTTTATCGCCACGAATAATCTTCTCTTTCAGTTCATCCAATGGATTCTCCGAAACGATAAATTTCTTTTGTGCAGGATTATACTGTTTGATGGAGTATTTGCCACCATTGTACTGCTGTAGTTGTAGGAAGTCACCATCACTGGAGATGATTAGAACATCCTCATGGGCCACATAGATTGGAGCCAATGTACCGATAATGTCATCCGCCTCAGCACCTTCAACATCAATAACCTTATAAGGGAAATTGTCACGAAGTTCCTGTTTAAATTTAGACAACATATCAAAAATCAAATGCCAATCCAAGTCGGACTTGTCACGTGACTTTTTACGACCGGCCTTATAGAAAGGAAAGAACTCCTTACGCCAGTATTTACGATTGTCAGCACACAGTACAACTTCACCATAATCTTTACGGAAGTTGCGGAGGTGTGTCCTGATAATGTTCAGAATCATATGACGAATCAAATGTTCTTCTAATTGCACTTTTGGTTTCTGGTTGGCAATTTGTGCCATCAAACCAGATAGAAGCACTTGGTTCAAATCAACGAGAATCATAATATCTTTCAGTAGTTTTGTGTATTATATCACATTTCTTTCCAAGAGGCAAATACATCATCCGCCAACTTGTCTGAGGTGGTTGTTTTTCTGGTAACCATACCGAACCAATCTTCTTTAATCATACGAGAAACGTAAACTCTTGGGTCTACGAGGATACCTTCAAATCGGTCCAAATCAGTGATTTCATCTTCTTCATTCATGCGGAAGATAATAATGTCGAACAGGTCACCCATAGCTGACCCACCGACCTTTTCACTGATTTCTTTGTACTTGGCTACGTTCACGTGAACTTGGTCATCTTCTTCCTCATGTGGAACAAAAAAGATGGTATCATATTCACCAACATCTCTCAATACTTCTAACATTACAATCCTTTAATGTGTGACTTTCTTACTCTTACCATAATCCATGAATTGTAGTAATCGTCACCTTCTAACGCACCAGATACAAACTGTTCTTTGGCTTCAAGATAACCACATGTGCCTTTTGAAAGACATAGGTGCAAAATCTCCCGCTTGAACCGTTCACGACCCTGTATTGTAACATCTTTTTGTAGTTCGGTGTTGGAACCGTAGTAAGTTTGCCAGTCACTTGGTACCTTTATTTTTTTCTTCTTGCCTTTGACTTGTTTTGTCTTGGAGGAATAAAAGAACTTTTTACCAATGTATTTTTTACCAGTATCTAGATTGGTGATAAGATAGACAAAGCCATAATTATCACCAATCATTTCTTCTGTGAAGTCGATGCCGTTATGTAACCAATTTAATCCCATCGGTCATCATTTTCATCATCTTCTAGGTCTTCGTCAAATTCTTCTGTCAATTCTTCGATAACCTCACCACAAAACGGACAATGTTCCGGTAAATCCTGTGACGTTAGTTCTTCCATATAAAATACCTCGTAACTGGATTCACAAGAGTGACATTCAGCTGTTATTGTTTTTGTTGCCATTTGTTTTCCTTATGTTAGGCCCAAACATCTCCCCAATTACCGTTCAAAGCACCCTTGGCATAATCGGTTGCACGGTTCTCAAAGAAGTTAGTATGAGTTGGTGCATTAATCATTTCTTCAACCCATGGTAATGGATTTTTCTTTACTTTGAAAATGCCTTTGAGACCCAAACTAATCAAGCGTCTGTCAGCAATGTATCGAATGTACTTCTTCACATCTTCTGCTGATAAACCTTCCATTGCACCCATATTGAAAGCCAAGTCGATAAATTTATCTTCCAACTCAACCATACGTTCTGCAATAGTGTAGATTTTACCTTTTAGGTCATCATTCCAAATCTCTTTGTTTTCTTCTATGTATGTTCTGAATAATTTAATCATTGATTCAGCGTGCATAGTTTCATCAACAATGGACCAAGTAACGATTTGACCCATACCCTTCATCTTGCCTGTGCGTGGGAAGTTCAACAACATAATGAATGAGGAGAACAACTGCATACCTTCGGTGAAAGCAGAGAACACAGCAATATGTTCAGCTGTCGATTCTTTCGTTCCGTTACGACCAGAAATGTCCATCACGTAGTCGTGTTTGGCTCTCATTTCTTCATAATCTAAGAATTGATTGTATGTTGTTTCTGGTAGACCCAATGTTTCAATCAGGTGTGAGTATGCAGCAACGTGTAAAGCTTCACGTGCAGCAAAACCCATCAACATCATACGCACTTCTGGTTGTGGGAAATGTGGCAGATAGTTATTCACATAACCACCAGCAACGTCAATGTCACCTTGCGTGAAGAAACGGAAGATGTGTGTTAAGAATTGTTTTTCTTCGTTAGTTAAACGTTTCTTCCAATCTTTGGTGTCTTCCAACATTGGCACTTCTGTGTGTAACCAATGTGATTGTTCGTGTTTCAGCCATGCGTCATATGCCCATGGATAGTTGAATGGTTTGAAATGATTTCTACCATCCATCAGATTGGTGTTGGCCTTTTTAATCATTTAACCAGTCCTCTAACGCCTTCAATGGTTGCATACCAACCAAACGTTTGATTTCATTGTTGCCTTCAAGCATAACGAGTGTTGGTACACCACGTACACCATATTCGATGGCAACTTCGCTACTAACATCAATGTCAATCACTTCAATTGGCACAGATGTATTAACTTCTTCCAAATTCTTGGCCAATGACTTACATGGGCCACACCACGATGCGGTAAATCTAAGTACTCTTTTATCCATTTTCTTATCCTTCACATGCGATACAGTCATTGCCTTGGGCAACTTGAACCATATCTAGTTCTTTAATTACTTGTCTTTCGATTTTCTTGGAGACCTTGTCTGCCTTGGCCAGTTTTTCTGAACGGCAGTAGTACAACGTCTTCAAACCTTTTTTCCATGCCATAAAGTGAATGGCGTGCAGATATTTAATATTCACATCTGGACGGAAGAACAGGTTAAGTGATTGTGCTTGGTCGATATATTGTTGACGGTCAGCTGCAAGTTCTACAACCCAACGTTGGTCAATTTCCATCGAGGTCTTAAACACTGCTTTCTCGTTCTCGTCCAAAATGTCTAGGTGTTGCACAGAACCATCATTGGCGATGATAGAAGACCAAATGTCTTGCAACTTATCTTCGTCACTCTCTTTGGTTCTCAACACAGCATCCAACCAACGGTTCTTATTTAAAAATGATCCCGATAGAGTGTCCTGACGGTAAGCGTTAGCACGGTAAGGCTCGACAGAAGGGCTAGTATTTCCCAAAATGATAGACGAAGAAGCATTTGGAGCAATAGCCATAAGATGACTGAAACGTTGACCAGTGCCGACAGCATCAGGAGCTTCCCCACGTTCTCTTCCCAAAGTTTGGTTAGCTTCATCTAATCCCTCTCTGATGTGTTTGAAAATTTTGTTGTTTGTAACCTTGGCCATCACACCTTCAAATGCGATAGATTTACGTTGTAGGTAGGCATGGAATCCTAATGCACCAACACCGATACTACGTTCACGAATAGCGGAGAACTTTGCACGAGCAATAACGTCAGGTGCATTATCAATAAAATATTGAAGCACGTTATCGAGCATTTCGGCTACGTCTTTCAGGAATAGTTTGTCGTCTTTCCACTCATCATATGTTTCCAAGTTTGTGGACGATAGACAACATACAGCAGTACGTTCTTCATTTGTTGCCAAAATGATTTCTGAACACAAGTTTGATTGATGTACCTTCAAACCAAGTTTCTTTTGGAACGGAGGCAACATACGATTCGATGTGTCGATAAAATGCAAGTATGGTTCACCTGTGTGCATACGCAATTCTAAGATTTGCTGCCACAAGTGTTTTGCTGATACAACTTCACGCACCTCGTTGGATGCTGGGTCAATTAACTCCCAAGAATCATCAGCATCTTTATCCAACATACAACGTTCGATGATTTCCATGAACTTGTCTGGAATGTTGATGCCGTGGTGTAAGTTCAGGCAACGTACATTAGGGTCACCTGTTGGCTTACGCATTTCTAAGAAGGGAATAATATCAGGGTGAGAAATGTCAAGATAAGCAGCGTAAGAACCACGACGAGTACGACCCTGACGATATGCCAGAGAAGAAGCATCGTAGATTTTAAGATGAGGCATAACACCAGTAGACTTATCATCAGCGCTACGAATGCCGAACCCAATGCCGACACCGCCACCGAACATGCTGAGCCAATTCGTTTCAGATAGGTTATCAACTAGACCCTCCGCTGTATCTTCAATAAAGTTTAAGAAACATGAGATTGGTAGACCCTTCTTAGACCTTCCAAAAGAAAGGATCGGTGTAGAGTAGGACAACCAGTGTTTCGATGTGTATTCATATAATCGTTGAGCATGTTCGGGGTTTGAGCCGAATGCTTTAGATACATATGCAAATCTATGTTGTGGTGAGGTTTCATCTTCACGCATGTACGACTCTTTAAGTCGTTTAACTCCGAGTTCATCAAATAACTTATCTCTTTCTAAATCAATCTTTATACCAAGATATTCCATATACCGCCTTAATTATTATTATTTTACAAATGGTTTCAAGTCTGGAGGTGTCCATCCTTCAGGTTTCAACACCTTACCATCCTTACGCTTAGTTACCTTGCCAGTTACAGGATCAATTTTTGATAGATTGGAACGGGCAACCTCAGCCCATGCACCACTCACATCATAACCTTTCATGTAACAATAACCCAAAATTACCCAAATCATATCCATACAACCATCTAATTGGCCAACTTCATCACCAGCGAAATAGTCACGCACATATTCATCAAATTCTTCACGAATCAATTTTTGATAAAGTACAGCATTCTCTGGTGTTTTTTCTTGTTCACATGCTTCAATAAATTGCACTACGTCATTATACATTCACAAACTCCTTAATCATTGGGAAAATAGGTTCAATCGCATCAGCACAAGCAAGAGCAATTGCCTGATGTTCTTTTTGTGTTCCGTTGGCGGAACGGAGTTGTATATAGTGAACCCAAGAACGCAACGTTCCGTTCATATACATGCGAGAACCTGTATTGCCTTCGGGTAACACTGCTCGTGCTTGTTCCTTTGCAATACCTTTATCTAAGGCCCAACTGTATACTTCTTTGGTTCGATTCAACAAATCATTTTGTAGATTTTCCCATTGATAAGCAATCTGACGGTCCGCATCTGATTCCATATTCAATTCAACCGAGTTCTGACGGTTCTTTGTGTCTTGTAGGCGACACTCACGCAGTTCAAAACCCAATTGTGAAGCATCAGCGTAACGCTGGCTAAATTCTTGGAATGAAAAGGAACGATGGCGCAGAATCTGTCTTGCAATGTCACGTGTTGTATCAATCTCCAAACAAACGGAGACCATCTCCAATGGCGACCAGTGTTGGTGCTTAATCAAGTATCGAACCAATTTCTCAGCTGTCTCCGAGTTGTTTTGGTTGGTGGGATTAGATACACGTGCAGCATAAGCAACTTGACCTAAAAGGTCCATGCCGTCAGGACTTTGTGAGTAGTTAATCAATTTTACATTCATTCAGTTTTCTCCATTATGTTTTTTTCCAATTAATAAATTCCATCTTCGCACGTAAATTCACAAAGGTATGTTTACTTATAATGTCTTGTATTTCGTCAGGTGAGAACCCATTCAAAACCATATCATTTACGTCTTTTTCTTCAATCCATTCAGGCCAAATTACCACATTATAGTGTTCTTCGATGGCCTTGTCCATTTGTTTATGCAATTCTTTATTGCGTGGTTCATTATCATACACCAGAACAATCTTAGACTTATCATAGTGTTTTGCCGCAGCCATCAGGTTTGAATCCGCAGTGGCAATGGCGTTCTCTAAGAACATGGAGTCAATAGGACCTTCCACGACATAGATGTGTTCTTCGGTGTTGACACGGTCACAACCAAACATCTTGTGTGTCTCTTTGTCTGGTTTGACGGTGATGTATCTTAGTTTTGAGTTACCCAAGGCACGACCCTGGAATGCCACAAGGTTTTTATTTTCATCATAGAAAGGAATGACCAATCGGGGGTCATCATCTACCAATCCATCTTTTTCAATTTTCATTTGCTCGACAAACTTCTTAAAGTCTTCGGCATAATACAATGATGAGTGTTGTTCTTTCGGTATTTGACGATTCAGTACATACGCCTTGGCATAATGGTCATCCGGCAAACTGTCGATAGATGGAAGTGGCAACTTCTCTTTAAAGATTGGTGTGGTTGTTTTGACGGCTTCGAATTCTGGCTTCTTGTAGTTGGCATTGCCATCTTCGCCATTTTTGTAACGTTCTAGTGCATACTCTTTGATGAGGTGTGGATCCACTTTCTCTAGGAAGTTGTAGAATGAAGTGGATGCACCACAATTGTGGCACATATAGAAGTAGTTGTTCTTTTTTGCAAAAATGTAACCACGAGATTTGGATTTATTCTTGCTAGAGTCGCCACAAAGAGGACACCTGAAATTATACAGGTCGGTCTTCTTCTGTGTGAATTTTTGAAGTTTTGGGGATACCCTCAGTAAGAAGGTACGGTCAATGAAAATGGACATAACGAAAAATAATGATTTAGTTCAATAGTTTCGTAATTGTATCAAATTTTATGTGTGAAAGCAACCATACGATTACAATGATGCCACCGGCAGCTGTCCATTTCCATTCCAGGATTTTGCTCAGTTCGGCATCTTCTTTTTTATTGTGTTCGGCAATGTCCTTGCGTAATCTGGATATTTCTTCCATGATTCTGCGTTCGGTAAGTTCAATCTTATCCGCAAGGCTTCTGTCCGTAGTGGTAATACGAGAATGTAATTCCTTGATATCCTCTGTGGTATCTTCTTTTCTTTTGTCCATGTCGGCGTAAATTTGGTTGACGATTCTATCCTGATTGTCCATCAACCTCTCAATAACTTTGTCCATTTTATCACAAAGCTGAGTAATGGAGGCGACCTGAGTTTTCAGGACACCAACATCTACCTTCATTTGAACCACATCCTCGTCAGCCATATTACTTCTTTTCTGGTACTTTCGTACCTTCTAGTTTTTTATGTACCTTCATGGTCTTGCATTGTTGTTGTACTTTACCAGACTTGTCTTTAACAGGTTGGCCATTCTTGGTTACGTCAACGCAAACTTTTGTGGTTTCTTTAGGTTCATCACCAGCATAAGCGCCAGTAATTAAAGAAAGTGATAATAGGAGGGAGTAAAAAAGAGTTTTCATAATAGTCCTTTATTTATTGCTAAATTTTTCTGATGCCGTGAAACCTAAACCTGCCACGACAATATACATCATTGAATCATATATCTTATTATCGACAGTGAAACCATAGATGCTTGCGACAAAACCAAAAGCACACAATATGAATGCTAGAAATGTTATCACACGTTTACTGGAGATGGAATTATTAGTTCCATCCGACAGCATACTTTTTAACCAGTTCATTTATTAAATCTCTGGATGTGGAGGTTGCACTGGTGCTTCTTTGCCACCGAAACCAACTGCTACAGCTGGAGTGAACGTTGGCACTTGTACTGTTGAAGGTGCAGGTGCGAATGTTTTTGCAGCTTGTGGTGGAGTGGAAGGTGTTGTGGCCACTGGCGTAGGAGGTCTTTCCCATCCTGCATTTG